CTTTGACATAATATAAAAATATATTATTGTCACTTGCCGATAGGGAATCATATGGACTTTGAGTTGGTGGAACAGAACCCGCATTTACCCAATCCACATTAGGTTCTTGATTGAATAGTTGATTTTGCTTTACTGCATATTGACTAATATATGTAATTGCATCTGCTTGAGTCATATCTGGTTCTTGTTCTGCTAAACATGCCAGAATACCAGTGACCTGTGGGGATGCCATACTAGTTCCACTAATAGATCCAAGATAATATGAACCATTTCTTTGATCATTAACTATACTAATTCCAAATTCAGATGCTGCTGAAGAATTGTATACACTTGATATAATATTTGTTCCAGGAGCCCATACATCCACTCTAGATCCCCAATTACTGTAATTTGCTTTTTTCTCTACATGCTCGGACCCAATAGAACCTACACAAATAACATTATTTGCAGCTCCTGGAGAAGATCCTTGTGCATGATAGTAATCAGTACCACCAATAGTGATATAATTATTGAAGTCTGCATCTCCAGCATCTTTGCAAATTTGCCAATATGAATTACCTGCAGAAGAAACAACAATTACACCATCATTAATTGCATCTTGAATATCAGCATCCAATGCAGCAACTCTGACTGGCATTCTGTATAGATATGTTCCAAATGGAACTGGTACACCTCTTGTCTCTAGAGCAATCTTTTTATCTGCTGTATTTAATGTAGATATATCAGTAGTTACTCCTCTGTATGTTACCGAAGTAATATTTGCTAGTCCAATATTTCCATATGAATATCCCCAACTATGATTTGTTACAGTTGGATTTCTTCTACCTGTTTCTGGATTAATTGGTTTATTTCTATGAAATGCCCTTAAGTAATCAAATAAAATTAGATCCCATTCAGCTACGGGACTATTTGAGTAATTGAATTCTATTGTATAAACATTTGCATCTCTTGCCCATCCTTGGGTATTACCCACAGCAGTTCCAGCTACGTGAGTTCCGTGATTGCTGGAAACGGTGGAGTAATCATAAGATCCACTTACGACAGCACCAGTATAATCATTATATTCATACCAATCTATAGTATTTACTCTTCCCCCACCAGATCCATCTGGATTTACTGCAAACTCAGGATGATTTGGATTTACATGTGCATCAACAATCACAACATCAACATTCTTGCCAGAGCTTGTTGTTTTGATATTTAAACTTGTTTTTTGTGTCTCGGATCCTCCATTAGTACCCCATCCAGAAATTTGGAAACCATTAATGCATCTAAGTAGTCCCCAATTTTTGTCTGCTTGATCTACAGTCGAAGATTTTTCAAAATTACCAGTTTGGTCCCAAAAAAGAACAGGTTCGATACCTCTTTCTTTTGGAAGCAATTCCACAGCAAGAACTCTAGGATCATTTCTCACTTCTTCTGCCTCTTCATCAGTAAGCATGTAGTGTGTATTTCTGGAAATATCTCTCCTCAATGCACATTCCACCATCCTATTTGGTATGTACAAATTTCCTCCTGGAGTTTCCATGTCATCATAGAATTCCTCCAATTGCTCGTATTCCTTTAGAGTTACTACGTATTCTCTTTCCATATCAGAGTTCTAATTGAAGAAGGGTTAACGTTACTGTAATCGCAGCTGGTCCTCCAGACTTATTTACAACTTTTAGGTATATATTACTGGATGCTGGATCATCATTGTTCCATCCAATAGTTCCTGGAGTTAGCATTACTGTCTCGGCCCCAGTTGTAATAACTTCAGCGATAATTCCAGAACCAGGAGCAGGATCCGTAGTTTCTTGTCTAGAAGTATCATTTGATCTAGCATTCACATCTGTGTAAATAGTAACCCATGCAGATTCCGAAGTCTCTACTTTATATAATGCATAAGTTTTAAATCCATTAATCGTTAAATTTGCAGAAAAATTATTATTAATGGATGTTGTTGTTCCACTCGCAGTTGTTCTAGAAGGCGCTAGTGAATCTGGTTTATTTGTCAAATCATCATAGTCACCAGTTGTTGCTACAGTAGATAGTGTTGGTGTATTAGATAAATCTGTATAACTACCTGAGGTTGCTACTGTAGATAATGTAGGTTTGTTTAAAATCTGTGCAGTTCCACTAGTGGCATTCCAGTCACTTTGTACTTGAGATGTCAAATACACACTAAGATCTGGTTTATTTGTCAAATCATCATAGTCACCACTAGTAGCAACAGTAGATAACGAAGGAGCATTATATAAATCGGAATAATTTAAAGCGGTATTTACCCAAGCAGTACCGTTAAATCTAATTACATTACCAACTGCTGCCGAAGTGATTGTAACGTCAGTCAGATTGTCTAATGATGTTACAATGGATTCTTGTACTGCTTGATTGATCCATCCAGTACCATTCCAACGTAATGCATCTCCAATCGAAGGGCCCGAAACCAAAACGTCAGATAGTGTTGATACAGTAGTTGGAATTCCTGGTTTATTTTGAATGTATGATGCAGAATTGATATCGGATTCGATCCAATTTGATTGGACTTGTGGATCTGGGATTGTTGGTCTATTTAACAGATCATTATAATTTAAACTGGAAGGTACAAATTCTTGACCATTAGATCTTAAAGTCATCCCTTCGGCAAAAGCACCAGTAATACTAATTTGCAAATCAGTACCATTACCTAGTTTATTATACACTTCATTGAAGTTTGAATTAACTTTTTGAGCACCAGTTCGCAGGGTATCACCTGTTCCATCATTTGCCTGCGAACCAACACCAATGCTTTGTCTAGCCATTTCGTTTTAAAAAACTCCTTCTCAAGTTTATTTATGCCTGGTCGAACGTAATATCTTCCGTATCGAAAGATGTACCAGTGGAGTCGAAGATAAGTAGTGCGGGAGTATCAGATACATCATTAACAATTTCAATCTCTGGATACTTGTATCCACCTCCTCGATCAACGACATCAACTCTAGAAACACCGACTAGAGCCTTAACTTGCCCATCAAAACCAGTTGTGGAGTCAATGGATACGGACGGTCTCGAAGTATAACCGTTACCTGATGAGGTTACTGACAACTCAGTAATTCTTCCCTTGATCAAGGATACAAGAGCAGATGCATTTCTACCAAAAACAGATCCAGTGTAGTCAAATGTTACTAGAGAGTTTGAAGATTCAATAATAGCAACTGTTCTATCCTGATCTTCACCTTCAAGTAAAAGTTGATCTCCCGCTTCAATTGGTGGGATAACTTCAGAAGCAATAACGTCAGCGTCAGAACCAATATATGAGAATGCAACAAAACTAGAACCTGCTCTTGGAATCTCAGCAAAAATTACACGAGAACCAACAAGTTCAAACGCAACTCCAGGTTCTTGAATGATACCATTTAGTGAAATAATAATATTATTTTCTGGTTTAATATTTGATGCTTCCGAACCAGAAGTAACTGTTAGTGAGTAGAAAACTTCATCTAGTTTCAAGTTGAAACTATTTCTCAGAGAATCAAATTCAAATCCAATATCATCTAGTTGTCTCAATTTGCCAATATAAACGGCGTGGAAAGAAGCTCCTAGTTCTGGTGGTTCGGTGAACTGAATAACATCACTAAACGCAGAATACGAAGTTGTTGGTGGTTGTAGAACGCCATTCAAGAATACCAACATATGACCATCTGGGTTTGGTAGATATGCGGTTCCATTATTGATAGTTAGATCAAAAGTATCTTGTACACCATCAAATCCTCTAAAACTTCTTGACACTCTTCCAATAATAGATTTTGTATCTGTAATCAGAGACTTGTAACCGAATCTTCCCAACAGTTGTGCGTATGGATTAAAAGTACCTTTTACAGAACTTAAATAAATTCTATAGCCTTCACCAACCTGATCAATTTTTTCAATAAATCCATAAGCCTCAGATGTTATTTCTTGTGCAGAAGTAACAGTTGCAATACCAATTGGGAAGTTATTTCCAGGTTCATAACAATTTACTGTAGATCCATTTGTAAAGAAGTCTTGTTCTAAGTTACCGACATAAATCTCTGCAGTTGTAGGCGCCTCAGGATCATTTGGAATAAATGCAACAATAGTGCCAATTGTTGTTAACAATGCCGAATCTTGAAGTTGATTTCCCAAAGGAAAACTTACAACAGCTGGATCACTCAATACAACTTCTAGTTTATAGATTTTTTTAGTTAGTACTAGATCACCAAGACCAACTTGTGTTCCCAAGTTATATTTCACATCAATATAAACATCACTAGTGTTTGAATAAATGACATTCGAAACATTAAAGTTTCCAAAATAAGACTCCGTTTCCAGGGTCAATTTGGAACCAGTGTTATCTAAAACTGGAGCACTTACATTAGAATAATTAGAAATTGTAAATTCTGTACTAGAACCAAATTCTCTAATCTTATCTCCATTGC